AACCGCAGATCAGCAGTGGCCAGGCGATCACGCAGGCGGACCTGAGAAGTCTGTGCATCACTCAATTCCTTGTGAAGGGTTGTGTCGCGGTTTTGCAGACGGACTTCCAGCGCCCGTCGCCTGGCCTGTTCAGCGGCTTGCCAGTCGCTGACTGCCCTGGACGCCAGTTCGCGCTCTTGCAAACAGGCCATCGCCTGCTCGGAGAGTTGCCGCTCGTAGCGCGTGGCCTGCCATTCCCAGGCAAGCCAACCACCCAGGCCCGAACCAACCACGACCGCCAACAACACAAAGCGCAGGTCCAGACCATTCACGGCAGTATCTCCAGGGCGCGTTGATAGAGCGCCTGTCGATCGGCCAGACCATTGGTGCCGCCATTGATACGCCGGGTGATCATCAGGAAATCGCCCTTGTCCGCCAGCGCGTTCAGGTTGGCGCGATCCCAGAACCATGCCGCCGACATCGCGGCGTGGTCGGGCCTTTCAAGCAGCTCGGGCTGGCGCAACAGATCCAGACCCAGCGCCTCCCCGCACGCTTCATAGTTGGCCCGCCCCGTGACCTGAATCAGCCCACGACCACGGTAAAGCTGGCCGTCGCCGTCTGCATCGGGCGTGTTGCCCAGACGCAGCGCCAGCTGCCCGGTGTCGTACTTCGCCAGGTAACTGTCGTTGCCCAGCTCACGCACGTACCGCAACTGGCCGGACTCATGACCGATCTGCGCGATGAATGCCGCCACGCGCAGCCGTGTGTCGATGCAGTAGCGAGTCATCGCGATGTTGAGAGCAGGAACGAAAACGCCGGCTTTAAGGCCGGCGTTGGGGAGGATGTTTAGCAATTGTTGCTGGTTGACAGGCATGGGTCCTCCTAGGGCAGACGGGCTCAAACAAACGGCGTTGCTGGCGCAACAGGCCATTCGAACGACACGGGAAAGCCAGGCAGCGCATCGAGTTGGGCGAGCTGCAAGCGGTAAAGCCAGTACGCATCACGCTCGGCCTGTAGCGCAGGCAGGGATTTGAGTTGAGCCTCGATGGTGCTTTGCAACGTGCTCAGCGTGTGGTTCAACGCCTCGATTTTCGCAGTAGCCATGGCCGCATAGCGGTCACGCTGAACTCGACCGTCTACGGTGACGACAGGCTCAAGCGGTTCAAGCGGCTCAAGGACCGGGCCAAACTCGCTGAAGATTGCACGATCAAACAGCTTTCTGGCTTGCGGCCTCGGGTCGTTGAAGGAGACGGTGACCGCCTCTTCACCACGGGTATCTTTGGTGTTCTCGAAAACCACCAAAAGAACAATGGCGTTATGGGACTGATCGGCCCAGCGAGGGTTGCGAATGCTCGACATCACCCAGGGCAGCTCATCATCGCTCACACCTGTCGGCGGCGTTGGTACTTCAGGCGGTTTTACGTACACGAACGGCGACGCAGGCGGAACCGGCCATACGAAAGACATCGGGAACCCCGGGATGTCTTCGAGGTGGGCGAGGTCTGCCCGGTAAGCCATGTAGGCATCAAGCTCGGCCTGCAGCGCAGGCAGGGATTCAATCTGAGCCTGGGTTGCCGTTCCCGATGCGACAGCGTTCTGCAGGACAGACAGGTCGTTGGTCAGTGCATCGATTTTGCGGCTCGCGTCGGCCGAGTAGTTGCCACGCTGCATCATGACGGCGATCCGCACCATCTGCTCGGTGGGCTCGGCAATGACTCCAAACTCACCCGCGACGGCGCGATTGAACAGCGCGACAACTTGCGGATCCTGGTCATTCGCAGAGATGGATATCCCCTCCTCACGACCGGAATCCTTGTTTTCTTCAAAAATCACCCACAGGTTCAGGGTGGTGTGGGCTTGATCGGCCCAGCCAGGGTTGCGGGCGCTGGATACTGTTTTCATGTGAATACCTTTTAATCATTATTCAGAGCAAAAAAACGCCGACTTGAAGGCCGACGCTGGGGGAAGGGGCTAGGGAAGTTGTTACCAAGACGCATGCCCCGTTCACTTACGGGGCACTTCGGCGCTGCTGATGCTTTAATCAGACACGGCTTCTTCGACCGGCTGCACATACACAAACGGCTTTGCCGGAGCCACAGGCCAATCGACCTTCGCTGGATAACCTTCCAACGTTTCAAGCTGGGCAAGTTGCACGCGATAAAGACGGAACGCATTGAGCTCGGCCTGTATCGCAGGCAAGGAGTTCACTTGCGATTCAGTCTCCATCTTCAACGCCGTGGCGTCTTGCAGCGTATCCAGCTCAGCAACCAGCTCGTTGATTCTGGCAGTGGCTGTTGCTGAAAAGGCTTCCCGCTGGAGCGTAACCAGCGTTAATACCGTTTGCTCGGTGGGCTCCAGTACCTCGCCAAACTCACCGGCGACAGCACGGTTGAACAGGTCGACGCCGTGAGGCTCGGAATCTTTGGGAGACGCAGCAAAAGGCACCTCACCATAGATATCTTTCATTTCTTCAAATAACACCCACATCTCAATGGAGGTGTGTGCCAGATCGGACCAGCGAGGGTCGCGAGCGCTTAATACTGTGTGCATATAAATACCCTTAACTGGCTCTTTGAAAGAGAGTGCGTTCGCCGCTGGAGAAAGCGCCATGCGCGCGCCAAGTGCCAATACCAATGGTTCCTGAGTTATTGGTACCGCCATCACTGCCACTCGTGGAGCTGTAAATCAGGTTGTTGCCTGCTACCAGCCCGCCCTGATTGATAGGACCTATAGAATTGATGACGCGCGCGAAGGCATAAGAGCCGACCTCGCTTAGCCCTAGCGCTGCAATTCTTGCCGCCAGACCTTGCTCACTGACCAGGTTATAGACCTGTCCATCAGAGGAACGACGCATGTAGGGGTAGAGTGGGTTGTTACTGGCAAACCCCAGGATATTGATCGAATCCGCAAGGGGGCGCTGCATGTCACGAAGATCAACCTCAGCCTTGGTGTAAGCGTTGGTGATGCCATACGCTTCCAGCGTGGTGCCCCGGTTGGCCTTGTCATCAGGATTAAAATTTCTGGAGTACCAGAGGTTGCCCAGATCCGTAGAGTCGACTGCGGCCTTCAGGCTTGATCCGGACCATCCAATCTTGATCGGATTGGCCAACTGCCCGACACCCCCGCCCTGCTGAACCGGCGTAAAACCCAGTCTCGACTGCAAGTAATAAACACCATTATCCGACTCGCGCCGCATGTAAGGGGCATCGGGTTGATTATTGGCCATACCCACATGGGTAATCGAATCACGGAGAGGTCTTGCAGCATCACGCAGATCGACCTCGGCCTTAGTGAAAGCATCCGTAACACCATACCCGGCAAGCGTCGTAGGACTACTCCCCTCCTCAACCTGCCCATACCGATTGACCTTCACCCGGCTATAACTACCCGCCGCCACGCCACTTCGCCCCAGCGCTCGCTCGAAGACCAAACCTGTGGTGCCCAAAACCGGAGCCGTTGTGTTGGTCAATTGCCAGACCGTACCGCCGTTCCTCGTACCTGCCTGCACCGGCACAAGATGACCGGGGGTGCACTCGGTGCTTTCATTGGCGTCCTGCGCACGGGTCCAGGCGTCTGCTGCTGCCAAATAGATCCAGTTCTGCGCCGGGTTGTCCTGGTTCTTGACCAGTACCCGGTCGCCTGCAACCAGCGTGACGTCGTCGATGGTCTGCAAGCCGCTGAGGCCGATCGCCATGGTCGTGGCGCAGCGCACGGACTTTTTGTAGTCCGAGGCGGCAAGGCCGAGGATGGCCCTGTGCAGTTGCGTGACATCCGCTTCGCTGGGCACCAGACCGGCCCCCAGAATCACGTTCAGAATCTCCTGCGTCACCGAGTTGCCCCACTGCGCCGGAATCAGCGAGCCGGGGGTGCCGGTCGCCGGGTTTTCATCTACAAACTTGCCGCTGACCAGGCCTACGCCTGGCACACTCTTGGGATAATCCATAGGTTGTTCCTCAGTTGAAATTAACGAATTCGATGCCGTGCGCCGGTGCTGCTCGACGAATCAGGCATTCGATTGCGGTTCCGGGATTGACCCCGAAACGCTCTCCCCAGTAACTGGCACCAAAGCGCCGACCCAGCCGCTGGCGCCCGCCGGTGTTCAGGGTCCACATGAATTGCGCGTTCCAGGTCCCGAAATGCGCCTGCCCAAAACGAGAACGCCCCATACGGGGCGTTCTGAATTCGGTGACGGAGGCATCGGGATAGCCCTGGCTGACGGCAATGCCGACGTAGAACGCCGCGTTCTGCCCTCCTACGGCAACCAGCCGCTGACGTACCGACAGGCGTCGGTCTTCGAACAGCGGCTTGAGGCCAAGGCAGGGGTCGGGCAGGTTCATGACCCGCTCCCAATCCGGGACCAGTTCACTGACGGTGGCCGGGTCCATCTCGTTGAGCAGGTCGAAGGCGCGGCCGTCAATGCGAGCGAACTCATGGGACAGGCCGGCGATCAGTTGCTGCACCTCGGGCACGCGTTCCGAATCCCAGGCAGGTCCGGGCGGTAGCAGGGCTTGCAGTTGTTCGGCGTAATGCTCGGCGGTTCTTATGACGACCATAGAATCCCCCCGAACGTGAGCAACTGATTCGCGGCTGCCGTGACGTTTGCCGTCGGTGAAATCAACACATGGTCGGTTTCCCCGGCAGCCCGGCTGATCGCTTCAGCGATGTGCGTCAGCAACAGGGTTTCACCCAGGCCCGCCTCGCGGTTATGCAGGTCCGCCAGTTGCGCCTGCACTGCGGCGCGCACCGCCGTGGTGTCCGGCGTCAGGCTGATGGTGTAGGTCACCGGTTTCTGCACCGGCGCCAGCACGTACAGCTCGGCCGTGACCGGGCGCAGCGGCTCGATGTAGGCCGCAACCTGCGCCAGTTGATCCGCATCCGGCGTCGGGGTGGCGTCATCGTCGCGCATGAAAAACACCGCGACGGTGCCCGGCCCCATATAGCGACGCACACACCAGGCTCGTGTTACGCCCGGCACGTCCAGCGCCCAGGTGACGTAGTCGTCGTGATTGCCGCCGTGCGGGATGACCCTGTAGGAACGCACAACACGAGCCCGCAGCGACTCGGTGCTTTCCCGGGCGAGGCCGCCGGTCAGGCCGTCGGCGATCACGGTAAAGCTGCTGTCGATGCCTTCAACAGGCTGCACGACGGTCATGACCTGCCCGGCATCCGCATTGCCCAAGGCTCCCGCGTCCACCGCCTCGACAGTGGTCGTATTGTTGCCTGCCACTGTGGTGACGCCCTGGGTCACGCGATAGAAACGCCCATCGCTGAACTGCAGGATCGTGTCGACATCCAGCACAGCGCCCGCGGCCGCCACAAAACGCACGGCGCCGGTGGCAGGCTGCGCGGGTTTGCGCGGTTGCCGGAGGCGCAGGATGGCCTGGCGCTCAAGGGTTTCTTCATCGGCGGTGTCCGGCAGAATCTGGTCCGCGATCCAGTCCTGATAGCCGTACAGCCCATAGGCCGCACCACTGTGGGCGCGGGACAGTACGCGAGCATCGGACTGACGAAGCGCGTCGCCCGCCAGATCAACCTGTGTGCGGTTGACGAGTGCGGGTAACGTGGGGGTTTCAAACGGCATAAATCACCTGCCACTGTTCTGAAGGGTTGAAGCGCACGAC